CTTTTCGGCGTTAATGTGCATCTGCGCGGCATTTTCGGCGATCTTCGCGTTAAGGGCTGCGGCCTTTGCTTCAAAGGCCAGCTGGGTGGCGTAGTCTTTCGACTTCGTGGTAAGGGTGTCGTACCAGTCGGCAGCAGTTTTATGCGTGCCGAAGATTTCGCCGTATTCGGTGTTAAGGTGGGCCACTGCGTCGGCAGTATCCTGCTTCGTGCGGATCAGTTCGCCCAGCTTTTTTATTTCAGCGTCCAAAGCCGTTTTGACTTCGGCAAACTTGGACTTAAACGCGTCTTCCGCTTCGGCCAGCAGGTCGGTTTGTTCGGTCGCGTCTTCGCTCTTATTGGTAAACGCTTCGATAATGGACGTAACGGCTGCGATAGCGATACCCACGCCGGTAGCTATCATAAGCCCACGCAGGGCGATTTTGAAAGCAGTAGCGGCGTAAGTGCCACTGCGCAGCGCGCCGTTAAAGACACGCTGCACGGCGGCAGCTTTGTTGGTGTTAAGGCCCAGCAGCAGCATAGCCGCGCCGCTGGCTTTTGCGCGGGTCGCTGTCAGTAGCTGCTGTATGTTAAGGGCCTTAAGCGATTTGGACAGCGTAAGCACGCTGTTTACCGAAATAAGGACGTTTGCCGAAAACGCCATAATAGGCGCAGCCGTGCGGCCGATACCCGCGATAGCGTCGGTAATCCCGGCAAACTGGTTCTTAAGTTTCTGGGCTGCCGCTTCGCCGGTGCTGGCCATTTCTTCAAAGGCCGCGTCGATGCTTCCGGCGCTATCGGCCATAATGCCGATATTTTCGGTAAACTTGCCTGCCTGTTCGCCGGTTAGCGAAGTGAGCAAACGCAGGGCGCGGGCGCTGCCAAACAGGTTACCGTAGATAGTTTCGCGCAGCTCGCCGGTGCGGGCCGCGTATTCAGTAATAGTCTGGTCTAATTCCTTTAAGAAGTTGTCCAGGCCACCAGCCGCCTTAACGCTGGCAGCGTCGAAGCGGATACCCATAGCGTCGGCAGCCTTTGCGGCTTCCGTGGACGGCTTAATAAGGGACTTAAGCACAGCGCCCAGCTGCGTAGATACTTCGGCGGTATTACCGGTTACGCCGGTGCAGGTAGCAAATACCGCCATAAGTTCGTCGATAGACACGCCCAGCTGCGCCGCCGATCCAGCCACGGACGGCAGGGCGTCGGCCAGCTGTTCAAAGGTCGTAACGCCGTTTTTGGCGGTCATCTGTATTTTGTCCTGGATACTGCCCGCGTCTTCCCAGGCCAGGCCGTAGTTTTTAATGATCGTAGCCGTTACGGTTACGGCCTGGTTAAGGTCGGCCAAACCGCCGATAGATGCTTTGGCGGTGGCTTCCAGGAAAGACAGCCAGTTATCTTCGGGTACGCCGTTAGAAATTACCTGGTACAGGCCGTTAGCCAGCTGGTCGCGGGCTATGGGTAATTCCTTAGCCAGGTCGGCCACCTGGCCTTTAAGCTGCTTAAAGCCCGCCGCGTCTTTGCCCGCCATCGTATTAGCGGCGCGCATAGCTTTGGTAAACTGGTTGCTTTCGCCGGTAATAGTCTGGAAAGTATTATTTAGCTGGGTAATAGCGTTGCTTACCTGTCCTATCGCCTGTACCGACAGGCTCCAGTCCATCATAGATTTGTTAAGCTTTTGGGCTTCTACGACAGACGCGGTAATAACCTGCTTTAAGCCGTCGGCGTCGGCGGTTAGGGCCTTAAACCCTTTGCCGTCGCCGTCCAGCTTAAAGGTAATAGATATAGTGCTTTTACCAGCCATTTGCTAATCCTCTCCTATACGGTGTAACAAGTCCTTAAAGCGGTCGCGCTGTTGCTCTCTGTCAAGCTTTGGCGCGTCTTCGCGTGGTTCCGGTTTCTTCCGATCCCACGGAAGCGGTAACAGTTTCTGCGGGGTTAGCTTGCCTTTGACGTGCGGCTGTATAGAAATAGTGGCCAGTAGTCGCATACGCTCCCACTCTCCTTTGCTGGCTTCGTCCTGCGCGGTACGCCAGCTTTCGCAAACCGCTATAAATTCTTCTGGCAGCAGCGCGGCGAAGTCGTCGCGCGATAACCCGATACGGCCCAGTGCAAGGCCCAGCAGATCGTAGATACCGGCGGGCTTTACGCTTTTGGGGCGTCGCCCTCTGGTGCCTGCGCTGCGTCAGCTTCGGCGGCCTGGTTCCAGGCTGCCATTTCTTCCGGTTCGATGCTGTCGGCAAATTCCATCAGCGACAGGTCGAAAGGGATTTTTTCACGCGCGCAGGCAGACTTCACGCAGCACCACAGGAAAGTAACCTGGTCGTTAAAACTTGCTGCGTCCAGTTCGGTAATTTCCTTACCGGTCTGCTCCTTAAAGCGAAGCATAGCCCCCATAGTTTGCCTACAGGGGTATGCTTTGCCATTGATAGTTACTTCTATCTTTGCCATAGAGACAGGGATAGGTTAAGACGCCGTAACGGTAACGTTGCAGGTGTCGGTGTAAGTCTTACCGCCCACGGTAATACTACCGGTAATAACCGCGCTACCGGCCTGTGCAGCGGTAACTACGCCACCGCTGGTAACGGAAGCCTTAGAAGCTGCGCTGCTGCTGTAGCTGACGGTCTCGCCAGCGGGTACGGTTGTAGGCAGGAAAGTAAACTTGTCGCCGACGATCAGTTTAATAGCCTTAACGCCCAGGCTAATAATCGCGCCGTTCTTTCCCGGGTACACGTCGGGTTCGCCGTCGCTTTCCAGGGAAATGTTATACGTCGCGTCGTCCTGCGCCGGGCTGGCTTCCTCGATCGAAGCGATAACGAAGTTACCCTGCACGTAAGGGCTGGCGTCGCCCTCGCGCTGGAAAGCCTTAACCTGGACAGACTGTCCGACGCCCCAGTTAGCCGCGATCTCGTCGAAGCCGTTTTCAGCTTCGCCGTAGTAACGCAGGCCCTCTGCGGAAATAGAAATGGAAAGACCGGTAACGCCTTTGCCTTTCCACAGCCCGGAAGCGTACCCGGCGCTGGCGGCAGGCTTTACGGCGCGGTCTTTGGTCTCGCTGTTAAACGTAAGGGTGTGGCTGGTGCAGTGGCCCACAGCCTTGCCCGCTACGCTCAGCAAAAGGTCGCTACCATTGATGTAGCCAGAAACAGGAAGTGCCATAATGCTTATACGTGTTTGAAGTTGTTAAATCTTTACTGTGAAAACGAGCTGCTGCAAATAGGCGTCGTCTTGCCAGGCTTCTTCGCTATCGCTCAGCGTGCAGCTGCGCATAGCCAGGGTGTGGTCGTTCGTTTCTACGTCGCGCAGGTTGTCCAGCGCGCCGCGCACGGCTTCGGCCAGTTCCACGCTGGCGCTATAGCTGTCGGCGAAGCAGATTACTTCCATTTGCACCGTGTCGGCGCCGGGGTTCCCTGCTTTCGTAGGGTTCTGCGACAGGGCCGCACGGCGGTACAGTATGTACGGTAATACTGCCTGGTCGGTAACGACCGGAAACACTTTGTTAGTTAGCGCCGCCACGGCAGCGTCAGCCAGCAAAATTTCCCGGATTATAGCACCGGCACTTAAAGACGTTTTAGATGCAGCCATACTTCTTTGCTACTTTTTCGACGCTTGCGATAATTTCGTTACGCAGGTTTTCTTCGACGCGCCCGGCCACTTCGTCGCGGGTCTTCCGCATAAAGCCGTACCGTTTCATACGTCCGGTATAATGGCCCCTACGAAGCCGGAAAGTAAACCGGCGCGTGTGCTTTCCGCTATTGGACTTTGTGCGGCGTTCTTCCGTACCCTCTTCGGCCCAGATTAGTATAGGCTTTTCCAGGCCCTGCCGGTTTTTGTGGAAGCCGTAAGACTTACCACCAGATTTACCAGCTTTCTTTGTGCCGATCGTAACACGGAAGCCCGCCTGCCGTTTGAAGACCACAGCCCTTATGCCGCTTTCCAGGTCGCGGTCGGTTCTTATACCGCTGCCGCGCAGGTTATTTACCGCTGTTTTGCGTACCTGGTTAGCTTCCCTACGGAAACCGCCCTTTAACGCCTGTAACCGTTGCTTAGGTTCCATTTCGGCAAATAGCCGCTGTAAGTTGCTGTCGTCGTAAGCGAAAGCCATAGCCTGCTACTCATTTACACGCACACAGACCAAAGTAAGATACCCCCTGTCCAGATTAGGGATAATGTTT